CCGGTACTTCGAACAAATCAGCCTAATTTACGAAAACATACTGCCAAACAAACGTTAGCTGCAGCAGATAAACGAAATAATAATGCAATGAATAATGCTATACCGATAAATATGGATGACGAAATTAATATCACTGTCAATAGATTTTTAGATGGTTTATGCATACCAGAAGCTAGATCATTGTTAAGTGATTATAGTTGTAACCCAGTTTCATTTACAGAATGTAATTTGTACGAATGGGTAAGAGATATGCGCACCGAAAAAACTAAGAATTTTGACATTAATGACGCTCATATTGCATTAGAAGAAGTATCTCGTTATGGTTTAATGATCAAGGATGATGTAAAAAATAAACTAGAAGCAAATTCTGATAGTGAGTATCTAGTTCCGGCCACTATCGTACATCATAAACCAATTATTAATGCAATATTCGGTCCCATATTTAAACGGTTATTTGACAGATTTGCTAAACTATTAAGTCCAAAAGTAATGTGTCTTTTAAAAAAAAACATTGATGAAATTAATCAACATATTAATAATTATATGGATCCAATGGAACAGTATCAAGGCTTAGAACTTGATTTTGAAAAATTTGATAAATCACAATTACAAATGTGTCATGAAACAGAAATGATAATGTATCAGATGTTGGGATTAGATCAATTTTTCCTAACGATCTGGAAAAACGGACATTACAAAACATCTGCAAAAGATTTCCTTAACGGAATAGTGTTTTACATCATGTATCAACGTAAATCTGGTGATACAACTACATGTTTTGGAAATACTTTAATATCAATGATGGCATTATCAAGATCCGTAGAGTTAAAACATTTAATCGTCGCTTTATTTATAGGAGACGATTCTTTTTTAATATTTCGTGAAGAACTGGACAAAAAGAATATTGTCAGAACACTCAGTGATATTTTTAATTTATCAGCCAAAATGATATGTAAAGAAATCATATATATGTGCAGTGCTTACATTATTAATACATCTTATAATTTTGTATTTG